ACATCGGCCTGACTTATCAGAGCTACAAGGAAATGAAAGAGGCACTTCCCAATAAACTGATCATCTTTATCAGTCATGCAGAGGGACAGCGTCCTGGCGGACGAATCGGTCGAGCCGTGGAGTACGATGCCGACATAAAGATTCTGGTTCAGGGATTCCGGGCAATGGCCAAGAGCCGGTTTATGAATTCGCCCGGTGTACCTTTCACCATTTGGGAGGAAGGTGCCGTAAGAGCCGGACTTGATGAAGCGATACACCATGAATGAGCATCGAAGACGGAACTTGCTGTATAAGCTTCGGAAAAAAGGAATCCGATGCGATACGAAAGCAAAAACCATTTACATGCCCTATGGAGCATGTCCGGACAAAACGGTTCAGATAGTCCGGCTGAGGAAAGAGTTTAAGTTTAATGTTCAATTTGAAATTGTATAAGCAATGATTAAAAACAAGAAAGTGTACATCAGCGGGGCGATAGCCCACAATGATTTGGAAGAGCGGAAACGGGCGTTTTTCGCGGCTTCGGAGAGTTTGAAAAATATGGGGCTTACTCCGGTAAATCCTTTTGAGAACGGGCTTCCAGGCGATGCTCATTGGCGGGACCACATGCGTGTCGATATAGGGATGCTGCTTCAGTGCAGCTACATCTACATGCTGGACGGCTGGGAGCTGAGCAAAGGTGCGAAGTTGGAACTTGACGTTGCCAGCTCTTGCGGAATTGAAGTGTTATTTGAAAGATAGACGGATATGAAAGCAATCAATCGAATCAAGGTATGGTTAAACAAAGTTTTAACCTGTATCAGACAGAACAGAATTGCCCATAAGGCCAAAACAGTGAAACTTGAAAGCCGTCACGTATTACAGGCCATGGAATTTGGCGGAGAGCTGTTTCTTTCCTACCGGGGTGTCCCTATCATCAAAGAGAAGCTGCTTACGGCGAAAATTCCAGAAGCCCTGGAAGCCAGCCGGGATACATATGTGGAGTTCGTGACAAGCAAGGAGGTATAGATGATGGAGCAGAAAGTAACCAATTTCGCCAGGTTCTACGCCCTTTTCAACCGTTTGCCTTACGGCGGTGATAGGGAGGAACTAAAAAAACAGATTGTGATGCAGTACACATGTGGCCGTACAGAACACCTTCGTAAAATGAAGCGGCAGGAATACGACGGATGTTGCAATGGACTGGAAAAGATGATTCCGTGTTACGATGACAGCCGTGCCCTGTATGTCAAAGAGATAAGGTTCAAACGTTCTGCAGCGCTCCACCAGATGCAGCTGTACGGAGTGGACACCGGCAATTGGAGCCGTGTGGATGCATTCTGCATGGACCCGAGAATCTCCGGAAAGAAATTCAGTCAGCTCGACAGTGACGAACTTGATGCCTTATCGGTAAAAGTCAGAGCGATAAGGCGTAAAAAGGAAAAAGAATAATAACCATTAAAACCAAAAAAATGAACAACAAATTAGAAATTATCAAAGGCCTTTCAGAAGAGGAAAGAAAGGAGCTTATGGAACAACTCAAGCAACAGGAGAAAGAAGAGAAGGTGAACCGACGTGAAGCCTACGAGGGTTTGAGGGCACAGTTTATGATTGACGTGCAGGCGAGGCTCGCCCCGATGACGGAGGACGTGAAAGATTTCCGTGCGTGGCTGGAGAAAGAGTCGGACGGGTTCAACGCCGTGATGCGCGATTACGGTCAGCTCCGCAAGAGCGACCAGGAGAGCTTTACCGTGATAGACGGCAACTTCAAGTTGGAAGTGAAGAGCAACAAGGTGAAGAGTTTTGACGAGCGTGCCGATATGGCGGCGGAGAGGCTTGTCGACTATCTGAAACATTATGTGCAGAATACGGAAAAAGGAGTGGACGACCCGATGTACCAACTTGCCATGACACTGCTTGAACGCAACAAAATGGGCGACCTCGACTACAAGAGCATCAGCAAACTTTATGAATTGGAAGACCGTTTCGATGACGAGTATGCCGAGATAATGGGGCTGTTCAAAGAGAGCAATGTGGTGCAGAAGCAAGCCGTGAACTACTATTTCCACAAGAGGGATAAGAACGGAGTGTGGAGAAGAATCGAGCCGAGTTTCTGCCGTTTGTAGTCATATTCCGTTTAACATGTAAATGCAAACCTCAGTAAATGAGAAATTTACGGAGGTTTGCTGTTTAATACCGTTAATTGTTTGTATATTTGTGGTAGAAATTTCTTCAACATTGCAACGAGGTCGTAACAAAGAACTGATAAGACAAAGGGATGAAGCACTGTGCCGCAGATATTATTATTGGACAGAAGTGCAGCGTCTTCGCTTTGATGATGCCCTGAAGGTGTTATCGGAAAAGGAGTTCTTTATATCCGAAGAACGTATCATGACCATCATCAGAAAAATGGGCGGCGAGTTGAAGGACATCGCCGTCCGTCCTGTCCCGAGGGTAAAAAAGCCGAGACTTACCATGAGGCAGCTCCAACTGTTCGGAGAACCGGAATAAGGCAAGTCCGGTTCCGCACTCACCGGCACGCCGATTCATCATACAATGTGAACTGATATGTAGTTTCGTAGACCTTGATTGCTCCTGGCAAAGAATAATCTTTGCTTTTGACACGGACAAGAGGAGTCGTGCATTCCCCACACTCGAACTCCTGCAGTGCCTTATATAACTTCTTTGCCATCATCTGCCGCTCGCGCACTCTTCCGTATGTGCCGGATGAATAATGCGTGTCGTCATAACAGTCAATGGCAAGCCGCACGGTAATAAATGTCTCGCTGTTCTGTGCGCCCATGCCGATATCGTTCCATGTAGAATCGGCGTTGCCGATTAGGACACATGGAAATGTGACAGGATAGGTGTCTTCTCCAGTTTCAAGTTGGCCGTAGTCCTCGTCTACAAGAGAAAGTTCCGGCATTTGAGCGGCTATACGCTCCATGATGGCAATAAAAATTTCTTCCATTGAATTATTGATTTAGTATTTTACGAATTTCCTCTTCCGTCTTGTCGTTAATCTTTTGGATGAGTTCCTGACTTTCACCGAGGAACTGCCTTTGGGGAATACGCACGGAGAGCTTTGTTTTCTTTGTTAGCGCAAGGTTTCGCCAGAAAGCAGCTTGCGGACTGACAGGTGCTTTTGCAGAACCGCCCCGTTTGCCTTTCTTTTTGTCTGTACCGCCTTTTTTCTTGCCAATAGTCTTGTAGTACATAGCCCAAGCAAAACCGCGCATTTTACGGGTGACAGCGGGCGACACCGTTCCACCCCAGTTATGTACAGGAGCATACTGTAAATCATTTGACACGACTACACGCCCATCACCGGGAACATACTTGATGCTGCTGAAAAGATGATTGCGAGATGAGAGCAGCGTTCCGTAGTTGTCGCTGGCAGAAGTTCCCCCTGAAGACAGCCTTTTTGAAGCAGGCCAAGGGCGCAGGCCTCCATTTACGAAGCCACTTTGACGGAAATTATCCTGATAATGGTCTTTAGCCATTCGCCCAGCCAGAACAGGCATACGCCTACGCATAAGGTCGTCAAGCTCCTTTTTCTTGGCTTTTATGATGTTTGAGAAATCTTTTATGTCCATAAATGATTGCGTTTCAAATTTTGTTTGTATATTTGCAGTGTCAGAAATGGCCAGCGGGTGGTATACCTTGGGGGCAAGACCGAATCGACACTACTCCAACTAAGCAGTCTTTGGACTGCTTTTTTATTTTCCATACCTTTTGATGAATGTTTTGATAAAATTATCATCTATTGATGGTCTTGTGATAGAAATTTCTTTTTTCCCTTTGTAAATCAAAACTTCCAATGCGTCAGGATTTGCTTCAAAATACGCTTTTATATCTTGAGCTAAATTACGGCTATTGTAATTTGTTGCCATATTAAGCAACACCCTATCAGTTTGTCCAATGGATTCTATCATTCTTGTTCCTGCCGAGCCTTGACCTACTATCGTTTTTAAATCATACCTTTTCGTGTTACCCTTTCTTACAAATATAAAGTCTGGAGTCCTGACAGATGAAGGATTTGGGAGAATATAGACTTTATTCCCCTTATCCACTGCTTTT